GCCCTGCGCCCCGAGGAACACCAGCCATCGGGCTCGTGCAACTTCTCGCGCATCGACAACGCCTCTCTGCGTATCGACACCAAGGACACCGGAAAGCCGCAGAACATCAATGTGTACGCCGTTAACTACAACGTGCTCCGCATCGTGTCTGGCATGGGCGGTCTCGCGTACTCGAATTAAGCACTGTGTCTGAAAAGAACACTGCTTCGCATAAAAAATAGAAAATCGAACAAAAAAAAACAAAAATCTACTGATAGGTACTACCAATTTCCATGAAACCCAAGGTTAACCATCACCGAACCTACGGTTTAACAAAACACTCCAGGGCCAGAGTTCATCGAACTCTAATCTTCGTATGTCGCGCTCGACACCCGAAAATTGTGCTCATTAAATATATTGTCCAAGTGTAATAAATTATACAATGGTTTCCACTAAAGATATAACCTCCGCGATGAAGAAAAAGATGGCCTGCCTCGGCTCCTTCTGCGGCGTCGTTGGCTTCCTCGTTGCTCTGTTTGTCGTGTACCTCCTCCTGTCCCAGGGCAAGACCTCGGCTTTCATCTACCAGAAGGTGTTCCCACCCCTCGGCATCACCGTACCGACCAATGACGTTGTATAGAGCTCCGGAAGCTTGACCGCTAAATTGAGAAATGATGCCGGACTGGATTGAGAAAATATGCCGGACTCACAAAATAGACGATAATAAAATATTTAGCACTGCCAAAACAATCCACATGGTCTCTCTTTCCTCCACTAAGAAGTCTATTACCAAGGGTCTCAAAGATTCCTACAAGTGCATGCTCGGCGGCGGCTGCTTCCTTCTGGGACTTATCGTGGCGTTTCTCGCCGTCCTCGCGTTCCTCAAGTTCGGCAGCGCCGACCTCAAGCAGCCGGTGTGGGCCACCCTCAAGCTCAAGGAGGGCTTCTCTTCCCAGTGTGACTCGGACCCAACCAACCCGCTTTGTGGTCAAGGTCAGAACTAAGCAACCAGTCTAACCAAGCAAACGCTTGATCAAATGTGTAACGTAACGTAACGTAACGTAACGTGTACACTGTTGATCATCGCTCACGTTCCCCCAGGAATGCCGGCAAAAACAAATATCGCCAAACAGCAATTGGAATGGTCTCGATTGCGACGGAAACGCGTCTCATGAAGGAGTTCCTTGGTGAAGCAGGGACGCTGAGGAGAGAGAAGGCGTTTTTCGTGTTGAGGGGAAAGTTCCCCGGCCTGTTCGCTGCAGACTCAGATTACAGCACGACGTGTCAATTGCCGAGTGCAGACATCTGCGTCAAGCTGTCAAAGATTAAGTACAGCTCCAAGCAGATCATCGGAAAGCGGGACCGCGTGTTGAGCTCCATCAGAGGCATGCTGCAACAGAGCGGTTTCAATACTATTTGGGATGGAATTTACGCCCCCCGTCAGCCACACTGGGTTTACAATTTTTTCCATTCGATGTTTGATATGTACGACGAGGTGTTCTTCCAGAGATCCTTAGCTCCGTTTCTCAGGGAAAGAAACTGCAATGTCACGGGCTGCTTCTATGCCCGTCCCAAGGACACAACTGCCGGGTACTGTGTGTACGGGCTGCCGTGCCTACGGCCTTCCACGGCTGTCCATCTACCCTTAATTATTGAGCTTTCCGCATCTATACTGAAAACAATCAAAATGTTACCCGATAGTCTCCCTTCAATGGGCGGGTTGGTCTGCAAGGACTCGCTTGAATGCATGGCGATGGTGTTCGAGCACGAACTTATACATGCATTGATGTTTGCCTTTTGTCCAGATTGCGGAAACTCGCCCATGTACCCGCCTCCCCGCCAAGGAGGCGATCACTACGCAGAAAAGCTAAAAGCTGCCGACTGCCCGGGGCGGGAATTCAAAGGCCTGCCGCTCACGAAGGCGAATGGCCCGCACGGGAAGACATTCATGTCCCTCGTCAATGGGATATTCGGCCACACAACGCACACCCACCTTCTCAAGTAGACCTAAACTGTGCAAACGCTTGATCAATAGTGTAACACGCTTACACCGTTGATCGCCGCTTATATATATTGTTCCCAGCACCGTTAATTCATCGAACCGTGTGCTTGGGCACTCTGTACGAAGTCGACAAACTCCCTAATTTCGGCCATCACCTTGGCGGTGTTGGCTTTGAAGGCCTTGCCGCTGATAGTCAGTACCGGCCTGTCGAACCCTTCGACCCAGGCTTGGTGCTTGTCGTGAACAGTTTGGAGGTACGACTTTTTGACGTACTTTTCCTCCACGCGGCCGCGCGAAAGCACTCGGGCGTAGCTGAGCTCGACATCTGAGTCTATGTATATCATGGCGTCAACCCGGGTGGCACAGCAGCGGAACAGGCAGTCGTAGAGCTTCTGTTGCACGGCGTCGAAGTAGCCATTGTCATTCAGGACTTCGAAAAACACCGAACGGTGGGTTTCTGGGCAGCGCTCCGTGATAACGATGTCCGACGCCTTCAGCGCATCCTGGATATACTTGTCGTGCGTCGTGAGAACGAACGACTGAAACTCGAAGGCGTTGCGCTTCTGGTCGTGGTAATACTTGTCTAAAATTCCGGTCTCCTTCCACTCTTCGGTCGGCTCTGTGATAACGGTGTAGCCACAGGCGGATCCAAGCATCCCAAGGAGGGTACTTTTCCCGGAGCCGATGTTGCCGTCCACTGAAATTACAATTTTCTTTCTCTTATGCATGAGGGAGTAGACGCGCAGCAGTGCATAGCCAAAGTAGAGCCAGGCTAAGCTGGACAGAAAGAACATTTTTACTTCTGTTATAGTTACGGTTTTAAACCAACTCGCTGGGGTACAGTTTCCGGATGACCGCGTCTTCAATCTCCCTCTCATACTTTGTCACCTTGGCACGTTCCTTGTGAGCTTTGTCCGCCTCCTTCTGCGAGGCGTGGAACATGTCGATGGTCTCCTCGCACGGCCCGTTCTCGAACAGCAGGCTCGTGTCCGGCATCACCAATTCCAGGAGCGTGATGATGGGCTGCTTGAGCTGGCGCTGCAGGTAATACAGCGGATCGGGTCGGCACACCTTCCCCTCGGGATTGGCCTTGTTGATATACGCTGGGTTTTCCACGCGTTCGCACTGTAGGCCGGTGCCCTCGGTAAAAAAGTACGGGACGCGGTCGCCGGGCTGCGGAATCTCCACCGCATTCCTCCGTTTCTCCTTCATCACCAGCTGAACGTGCGGCAGGGAGATTTTCGGTCCTTCGGGGCACCGGCATATGTCCCGCGTCTCACCGGATTCGACCTTGTGGCACCTCCCGCACTTGTACCCGGTCCGGAGCGTTTTGGAGAGTATGAGTTTGGTCGGGTCAACTTGGTTGTAGAGCAGCGCCATCACGGATTCGTCTGCGACCTGGATGGCGCCATCGATGTCGTCGTCCAGCATGATCTTGTCCAAGATGCGCTGCGACACTTCCTTGACGTACTGGCAGTTGTCGCGCCGCACGATCTGGATGCCTTTGCAGTCTATGTAGTCGTGCGTCTCCGGGTTTGTCCACACCTTGCAGGCGTACCGCTTTTTGGCGAACAGTAGGGTCGGCTGCATAACCTTCTCAAACTCAAGCTCGACCGGCTTCTTGAACTCGCGGGTCACGGCCGCGGCCGCTTCCTCGCACAGCTTGAAGTAGTTGCGCATGTAGTCGGGGTCCTTTGGATCGCCGTGGTTGAACTTGACGTAGCAACTGTCGGTGTCCCCGTAGATGACCTCGCAGTCGTAATTTGATTCGCAGAAGCTCTTGGTCTGGTCGATGAGCTGCCTGCCACGCGCAGTCACGCTGCTGGCAATGATCTTCATCGGCATGTACCCATTGGTGGCACCTGTGAAACCGTAGACACTGTTCATCGTGACCTTGATGGCCAGCTGTTTGCCGTTGAGAACGTCGGCGAGGTTGGTGTCTCCGCATTCCTTTGCCCGCTTCATGTCCTTCTTCGCGGCCTTGCGAGTCTTCCACAGCTTGTTGAGAATGCGCGGCAGGATCCCCTCCTTGTTCTGGACAAAGTGGAAGCTGTACTTGGCGAGGTCGGCCTCGTCGTACTCCTCGTCCTCCGGGGGGTCTTCCTGCCAACGGATGTTCAAGATTTCCAGGTCGGGGCGTTTTTCGTACAGGCTCAGCTTGGCCTCGGGGATGAACGTGCTGTAGCAGAGGTTGTCGGAGATCATAATGCTTGGGTACAGACTCGCAAAGTCCAGCCCGGCGATTGGCTCTTTGTAGTAGCCCTTTATGGGCTGGAGCACTGTGGCACCCACGAATTTCTCGCACTCCTGTTGCTTCTTGGTGTTCGTCGGCACGAGCACTCCCTCCAAGCGACACTCGTAGGTGAGCTGCGAGAACACCTTGATCTGCTGCCCCTTGGTGATGAGCCATTCGATCGGGACGCGCGTGATGTTGGCCATCTGCATCAGGTTGACCAGGATTTTCCGGTGCTCCAGGATTTGGATGGGCAGAATGGTGTCCTGCACACAGTATTCGACGCACTCGCTCATCTGCTGCGGAGTGCCATTCATGTAATAGAACAGGTCGAGCGGCGGCAGGTCTATCTTCCCGACGCCTAGGAACTTCTCGGCCACGCTGTTGAGCTTGTAGCTGTCGAGCTTCTCCTCCTTTTTCATGTAGACATACAGGTCTATTTTGTAGACCCCCGGTATGTCGAAAATCTTGAAGAAGTTGGTGCCGTACGCCGATGTCACCAGCTTGGAGTCCTTCAGGCAGCACTCGATGTCTTTGACCCGGCTCACTAGCTGAACCTGGGGCTCCATATCGAACAGCTCCACCATCCGGTGCCACATGTAGCGGTCGTCGAAACCGTAGAGATTGTACCCTATGAGAATGTCCGGGTCGTACAGCCTGACCATGTCCAGCCACGCCTGCAGGAGCTCCTTCTCCGAAGCGCACTTGACGAGCACGTCGGCACTGGGGATCTTGCTTTCGTCGCAGTCGCCCCATACAATGGCATGGCGGAGAATGTTCTCTGTGCCGTAGATCTTGAGCGTGGTGCACACCACTTTGATGGCGTCGCCAGCCTTGTACTGGTCGGGAAACACGCAACGGCACTTGTCCTTCTGTTCGGGATACAGGTGAGCGTTCTTGCTGCGCGTCTCGGCCGAGTCGGTCTCGATGTCGTACGAGGCAATAACCAAAGGTGCGATCTCGAGACTCTCCACGGGCACGATCGATTTGGAAGTGCGCATTAGGACATTGATCTGGCAGCGCGAATATTCGTTCGAGGTGTCGTACGACCCAGCCGGCAGCGTCACCCAACCGGAGGTATGGATTTCGCGACGGTGGCAGAACCGCAGTATGGGGTCGATGTCCGCTTCATATATGTTGAACCAGGTGCGGCGAAACGGACCCTTGGTCAGGGGGCGCTTCATGGACCAGAACAGCTTCTTCATTGCGGCCTGCTGCACGCAGGAGACCTTGATGAACAGGAACTGCTTCCCGTCTGTGAACGGGTACAGGACTTTCCGGCGCGCCGTGTCGAGGGTAAAATCCTCGCTCAGGTCAGCGGCATGCAGGAGGCCTCGGAAGTGCTTCTCCAGTACACTGAGGTGCGATTTGGTCCATCTGATCCCAACGGGCACCTGCAGGTAGAAGTGCGGGTCGAAATCATTGACCGTGACACCCACAGTCTTACCGTTGGCGGTGACGCCACAGAAAGTAATGGTGTAGCGCTCGTCAGAGTCGTAGCCTCTCCAGGTTAGAATCTGCAAGGATAAATCCTCGTCATTGGTGGTCTTGGTGGGCTTTCTGATGAATAAATGTTCCATATTGTTTTTGTCTTTGTACTGTCTACTATACTTGAGTTTTTAAGCCGCTTTTTTAAAGCAATCTTTGGGGAAAGCGTCCTCGTATTGGCGCCTTCCCATGTAGGGTATCCCGCGACTCGCCCTGTGTGTCTTCAAAAAACCTAGTGCTGAGTTAAAGCCCCGGACATTGATTTCCCGCACTGCGTACATTTTGTCGCCCAGAGGTACGCACTTGTTCTTGCGCTTGTTGCGAAAAACCTTGTTCAGTAGAACCTCGAGCCCGTCTCGGTCCAGCCGCTTCGCGCGTTTGAGTAGGTCCTGTTGGTTGAATATATGGTTGCGCCCAAACCGCTTCGAGAAAAACTCACCTACGTACTTGAGGTCCATGCTTGGTACTTGACAACATAATTTTTCGACGAATGCGAGAATAATTATGTTGGCTACTACCAATTATGAGTAGAAGGAGCCCCATCGTGACGCGCTCTAAGTCCCTCCGAGCCCAAGCCCAAGCCCAAGCCCAAGCTATAGTGGACCTCCAGCGAGAGGCGGCGCGAGTCCTGCGCGATGCAGAGCGGCGCGAGCGCTGGGCTGATGAGTCGCAGTTTAATCGGTCAGGTATGGTCGACGAGATGTCGGGTATGGGGTGGCCTGCCAGATTTGGCAAGGCTAAGCCAAGGACCGGTGCCCAGATCCGAGCGGCGATGAAAGCGGTTGAGAAGGACAACAAAGCTGTGCAGGCGATTGCCAAAAAGAGCACAAAGCAGAAAAACAAGCTTCTGGCGAAGCTGCGCAAGGAGCTAACTGCTTCAAAGAAGAAGTAAGCTACGCAAACTCCCAGGTGATAATAATTATTATATTGTGTCATTTGTAACAACAAATGCCTCTCAATCTCTCTCTGTGTGACAAAGTAAGATCAAAAAAGAATCCAGACGCCCCTACTAAAGACCAACTAGTGAAGGAATGCAAAAGACTGGGTTTGCGTCACTCAGGCACAAAGAGGGATTTATGCGCTCGGTTGAAAGCCAAGTCGTCTAGCAGTAAGTCGTCCAGCAGCAAGTCGTCGAGCAGTAAGTCGTCGAGCAGTAAGTCGTCGAGCAGTAAGTCGTCGAGCAGCAAGCCTAGCAGCAAGTCGTCGAGCAGTAATATGATGGCCGAAGGCTCAATAACAATTAAGCCGAACAGAGTCACAGCAGACGGAGAAACTGCTGTGTTCGTACACGCCGCGGCTGGGCACCTCGGTATTGTAAAGATGTTGGTAAAAAATGGAGCAAATCTGCGCCATAGGTCCAAGTATGGGAAAACCGTTATGCATGCCGCAGCGGCGGAAGGCCGAGCGAATGTAGTCCGTTATTTGGCAACAGTAATTCCCGATATGGTCGACGTACTGGACAGACCACGGTACACTAGCTGGGGCGAACGCGATGAAACAG